TATAAAAAGTGAATTCGGCCATGACAGATATATGATGTAAATAATTTATTGCGAAGGAGGAAACGATCCAATGAACAGAGAAACTGTCATAGTGATTGATTTCGGCGGACAGTACAACCAGCTGGTGGCACGTCGTGTCCGTGAGTGCAATGTGTACTGCGAGATTTATTCCTATAAGACTGATATCGAAAAGATCAAATCTATGAATCCAAAGGGAATCATTTTGACCGGAGGACCGAACAGCTGCTACGAAGCAGATTCACCGACTTATACAAAAGAGTTGTTTGAACTTGGAATCCCGGTACTTGGTCTTTGCTATGGTGCCCAGCTGATGCAACATATTTTAGGTGGGAAAGTGGAACGCGCCGAGGTGCGTGAGTATGGTAAAACAGAGGTGTTTGTGGAGAATAGTTCCAAATTATTTCACAACGTATCCCCATCAACAATTTGTTGGATGAGCCATTTTGATTATATTTCAAAAACAGCTCCGGGATTTACCATTACTGCTCATACAGCGGACTGCCCAGTGGCAGCAGCAGAGTGTGAGGAGAAAAAACTGTATGCCATTCAGTTCCATCCGGAAGTACTCCATACAGTAGAAGGTAAGACAATGTTGTCTAACTTTGTATATGAAGTATGTGGATGTGCCGGTGACTGGAAGATGGATGCATTCGTAGAGAATACCATTAAAGATATCCGTGCAAAAGTTGGCGATGGACGTGTACTGCTTGCATTATCCGGTGGTGTAGATTCTTCTGTTGCAGCAGGACTTCTTTCCAGAGCAATTGGAAAACAACTGACTTGTGTATTTGTGGATCACGGTTTGCTTCGTAAAGATGAAGGCGATGAGGTAGAAGCTGTATTCGGCCCAGAAGGACAGTTTGATTTGAACTTCATCCGTGTTAATGCACAACAGAGATATTATGACAAGCTTGCCGGCGTAACAGAACCGGAAGCAAAACGTAAAATTATCGGTGAAGAGTTCATTCGTATTTTTGAAGAGGAAGCAAAGAAAATTGGTGCCGTTGATTTCCTGGCACAGGGAACCATTTACCCAGACGTTGTAGAGAGTGGTTTAGGCGGCGAGTCTGCAGTTATCAAATCGCACCACAACGTAGGAGGACTTCCGGAGTATGTAGATTTCAAAGAAATCATTGAGCCGTTACGTGACCTGTTCAAAGATGAGGTTCGTAAAGCCGGACTGGAGCTTGGAATTCCGGAGAGACTGGTATTCCGTCAGCCGTTTCCGGGACCGGGACTTGGTATTCGTATTATAGGTGAAGTTACAGAGGAGAAGGTTCGTATCGTCCAAGATGCAGATGCAATTTACAGAGAAGAGATTGCAAAAGCTGGGCTGGATCAGGATATCAACCAGTACTTTGCAGCACTGACCAATATGCGTTCTGTTGGTGTTATGGGTGATGAGAGAACTTATGATTATGCTGTCGCACTTCGCGCTGTAAAGACCATTGACTTTATGACTGCAGAAGCAGCAGAGCTCCCTTATGAGGTGTTAAATAAGGTAATGAGCAGAATTATTAACGAGGTGAAAGGTGTAAATCGTGTATTCTATGATTTGACGAGTAAACCACCTGGAACGATTGAGTTTGAATAACGGACATTTGAGCCACGAATCCTTATTTTAATGGGATTGTGGCTCTTTTATTTTGCTCCGTGATGTTAACGTGATGCTGAAAAATGACACCATTATTTTTCCTATGCATATTATACTGGATTGAAAATTGTCGTGATGTGTGATAAAATGACAGCCATGGAACCCACGACAGGGGGTGGTAGCCTCCCGAGCCAATGGACCGGTTTTCCGGAATACATAGGAAGGGAGGTGGCGCCGATGACAGCTTATGAGATCATTTCGATTTTCATTGGGATATTAGCTCTGCTGATGTCCTTTGGCAGCTTAGTTATTGCGTTGCTTGCCTTTCTCGACAAGAGAAACAAGCGAAAATAAAAATGCCTACTCTGTCGCAACCAGAGTAGGCGTCTCTATTTAGAGAAATAAGCTAACTCGGGAAACTCCACCTTTTGGAGTGGGGCTCCTGAGAGGCATCTGTTCGAGCAGGTGCCTTTCTTTATGCTTAATATATCACAATCAGCGGATGATTTCAACTTCATTTTACTGGTTTCGGAACTGATTCAGCCGGTCCGCAAGTTTCTGATCCTTATCAGGATAAAGATGTGAGTACGTGTCAAGAGTAGTCTTTACGGATTCATGACCAAGCCGGTCTGCAATTTCCAGAGCAGAGAACCCAAGCTCTATGAGCATACTTGCGTGGGAATGCCGAAGATCATGCACTCTGATCGGCTTCAGACCTACCCTTTCAGACACTCTTTTCATTTCTTTTTCCAGAGCAGTCTTCTGGAAGTAGAATATCCGATCACCCTTTTCAATCCCATACAGCTTTGAAATGTATTCCTGGATATCGTCATACAGGAAATCTGGAATGGAGATACACCTTTTGGATTTTGGTGTCTTCGGTTCCAGAAATATCTCTTTCCCCTTTACCTTTGCATAGTTTTTGTTTATGTCTATCCTCTTGGATGGAAGAATATCCGCTGGTGTCAGTGCGAGCAGCTCTCCGGAACGCATACCGGTATAGAACAGGATATCAAAAGCCAGCTTCATGGATGATTTGCTGATAGCCTTGGAAAATTTCTCGTACTCAGCCTGTGTCCAGATATTCATTTCGTCAGCATTGCTTTTTCCCATACTGCCAGCGGCCTTGCAGGGATTGAGGGCGAGGTGGTAGTGCGAGACAGCATAATTCATAATAGCGGACATCTGATTGTTTACAGTTTTCAGATATGTTTGGGAGAAAGGCTTATCGTCTCTGTCCCGGAATGAGATAAGCTCATTCTGCCATTTGCGTATCTTGATCGTATCAATGTCGCACACTTTCTGTCTTCCGAAGTAAGGGAGTAGCTTTGTATCTATGATAAACCGCTTATTCTCCATTGTGGTAGGTTTGAGGCGGTGTTCCATATCCTCGAGATAATTGGTAACAAGCGAGGAGAACAGTATGTCGCTAGTAGCATTCTGCTGATCCATGAAAGTACGTTCATATTCTTTTGCTTCACGCTGCGTAGAGAAGCCCCTTTTGCAGATATGCTTCTTCTCTCCAGTCCAATCGGTATAGTAGAAGTTGGCATACCACATCGTTTTTCCATTTTTCAGAGTATATTTATATGCTGGCATGCCGCACCCCTTTCCATTCTTTGCAGATTATTTATCCTCCGAAGTGAAATTCTTTCTTATACTTCGGTTTTTCGTATTCTATGCCTTTGTAATGATAGTATGACCGTTCCATAGCCTCTAGAGTGAGCAGATCAATCTCCCTGGCAGAGAGGATTCCGTCATTCTTCCTGTGTGTCCGGATCCGGTAGAATTCGGACCGGGATTCCTCGTCGAGCTTGGCCAGCCTTTCTTCAATCTCTTTTTCAAACTCCGGATCGTAGATATTATCATCCGCCTCAGCCTGACGTTTGAGTTTGGCACGAACCTGTGCTTCCAGTTCCATAAGGGATTCAGCCCCTTTTTTCTGTTGTGACTTTCTGTACTCTTTTTCCAGATCGCTTATCTTTTGTGAGGTTTCGTCTGCGTTATACATAAATAGATTCCTCCTCATTTCCTTTTTTATTAACAACGACAGATGTGCCATTTACTGATACACCTATCATATCTCTGCTTAGAGTAATCATTTCATATGAGATTCCGATAATGGCATTTCCACCTTTTGAAACGGATTCTTTTATCATGCTATCAAGTGCATTCTTTTTGGCCTGCTTAATTTTATCTGAATAAGCTTCTGATTCTACACCAAATAAATCTGAAATATTGGATTCCATTGTTGAAAACCATCCTGTTCCAATGACAGATTCACCAGATACAAGACCTACATACTTTTTAATAGAACAGGTTTCAAAAGAATACCCGGTGGATAACAAATGTTCTTTATACCGCAACACTTCTTTTTGCTGTAATTGCTCTTGTTTTCTTAATTGTTCTTGCTTTGCAATAGACTGCATCTCGACTCTCTTGCGTTTTTCTTCTTGCTGTGCACGCTCGTAAGCTTCGACCGTATCACTAGTTGGAACACCGCATTGAAAGCATATACCGCTCGTAAGCATTTCAGAAGTTATTTCGTGGCCACACTTTATACAATTCATACAATCTCCCTTTTCAATCTGACGACCAATCAGAAAATACTATCTTTTATGGTGACCTCGGTACCACGCGAGGTCTATTATTTTCCAACAACTTTTCTTTGATCATCCGCTGCAACAGATGATTCGTTTTCGGATTCGTATTTTTTGAGAATGTCAATCATTTGTCCGACAGCCCATCGTTTGTCTATTTTTCGCAACTGACTATAATATGAAAGAACATCTTTGTCTTCACCAGAAGGAAGGTTAAACTGATCGGTCCGTCCTAAAAGATAATCAACAGATGTATTTAGACAGTCAGCAACCAATATGAGCTGTCTTACGCTTGGAACTTCGTTTACACACCAATATTCCAGAACTTCTTTTTCTAACCCAGTAGCCATAACAATATCATCCATTGTTATATGGCGAATTTCCATTAAATCAAGCAAAGCAGAGTGGCAACTTCCGTCACTAAGGATTGTTTTGTTAAAATCTTCGGATTGGTACTCGGCAACATTTGATATACCAATAAGAAAGTCCAAAGGAACGTTAAAATAGTTACAGATTTTAAGTTTCATTTGGTCATTGGGGCAGCTTTTTCCACTCTCATAAAGAGACACAGTTGATTTTACAATACCAAATATATTGCCAAACTCTTCTTGAGTAAGACCAGCAGAAGTACGCAGCATTTTGATTCTGTCGGATATGTTTGCCATGCAGACCGCCTCCTTTTGTTTAATATTTTCAAACATATTATAAGTGACACCTCCTTGAAATTAAACTGTTTTCAACAAAGTTGATAAAAATTCAACTAAGATATTGACATAAATGAGAAGTTGAAGTATTATAAACACAAGTTGAAGAAACCAAAACATGAAAGGAGAAAAGTGATGAATCTTGAACTACTAAAATCCGAGAGGAAAGCTAAGGGCTACACTCAAAAATATATGGCCGAACAGCTGGGGTTCAAAGACAGGAGCAGTTATTGCCTTATTGAGAATGGAAAATGCTCCGTAGATATAGAGTTAGCCAATCGTATCGCCTCTGTACTGGACTTATCGGAACGAAGAACATTTGAAATTTTTTTTGCTTCAAAAGTTCAAGTATCTTCAACTTAGTTAAAGTTTAGTCGAAATGGAGGAAAAAATAAATGGGAACAAACCCTACGAAAGCCGCTGACAATATCTACTGTAAATGCAGAAAAGAGGCTGCAAAATACAATGACAAGTTGAATAGCCGTGAAGGAGCGGCTGAACTTCTTGGAATTTCTGCTAGTACACTTGCTGATTATGAATTAGGTATTACAAAGATTATCCCAGCTGATGCGATTTTGAGAATGGCTGATCTTTATAATGCACCGGAACTCAGAAATCACTATTGCAAGTATAGCTGTCCTTTGGGACAGGATGTACCGCTGGTTGATACAGAAAGCTTAGACAGAATTGCTGTAAGAGCCCTTGCTTCACTCAAAAAGGTACAGGAATCAAAAGAAAATCTTTTAGATGTCGTAGCCGACGGAGTGATATCTGAGGATGAAAAACCAATTTTGCAGGACATACTTAGCAACTTGGATGAGCTGACAGCTGTATCACAAAATCTAAAAGTTTGGGTTCAAAAGAACCTGGAATAGGAGGTTTTATGGGAGCAGTAAGAACCGCACCGAGACCATTTCTGACCGTAAGGATTCTGATTTCTACGAGGTAAGCGGAAGCGAGTCCGTAACAGTGACTGGAGCTGTACTGACAGGAGATATCAATCTCATTTCGCTTGACACAGATGGAGATGTAGTAAAGGACAGCATCAGCTTTGGTGCCAAGAATATGTCCTAAGCAGGACAGTCATGAACAGCAGAGGCATACGCAGAACTTCGGTTTTGTGTGTGCCTTTTTTACGTTCAAAATCATGCAGACAGATTAACTACTGTCTAGGGAACTTAAAGTGTGCTACAGGTCAAAATAGAGGCCTGAGAATAGAAAATAGGAGGTCATTATGGCTAATAAAGATTTGAGATACTTCATGCGTGAGGAAGCAAAGGTGGAACAGATTGTTACGGTTCCAGGTCCTGAGTCCATCAAGGACGAGAATGGCAATGTGATTCAGCTGGAAATTAAGCAGTTGCACAACGACACTATTGCGAAAATCAATGAGATGTATGAATCCAAGACACCTCTCAAGGATAAGAAGGGTAATTTCATTGTTCAGAATGGCAATGTTGTATATAAGGTCGAGAGAGACAGAAACAAGGCAGCCCGCCACCTCATGGTAGAGGCTCTCGTTTATCCTGATCTGAAGGACAAGAAGCTCATGGAATACTTCGGATGCGTGGACATTACCGAAATGCCGCTTAAAGTATTCCCTACCAATAAGGAATACGGACACGTAAGCAAGCAGGTGTTAAAAGTTCTTGGCCTGACGGAGGAGGACGATGAGGCTAAGGAGACCGAAGACGCAAAAAACTGATTGAAAGCAAGGGCACTTTGGAGTATTGGGCACACGTCCTCTGGCAGAGGCATGGCCTCAGACCAGAGGAATTTGAGAGAATGCCCAAGCGAAAAAGAGGTTTCTTTATAGCTTCCGAGCTTGTAGAAACTAAAGACCCTTGCAGACGAGGAGTATATTTGCTGTCCGGTCGGAAGGGAGGCGATAGGTAGTGGCTGGATTATCGGTAATATTTAAAGCCATCGATGAAATAAGCGATAAGTTGGATGCTATGTCCAGTGCCGGTAATAAAACACTTGACGCTTTCGACAAATTATCGGATACAGCGGATAAGGCATTTGCAAATACCACAGAAGAAACACAGAAAGCCACAGAAGCAATGGAAAAGGCGGCGCAGGCAACCGATTACTGGACGGATGCAGTTGGCAATTATGATAAGGGCTGTCTGGAAGCGGTTTATTCAACAGAAGAACTTGTAAATATGGGCTTTAAGACAGAGGATGCACTGAAAGCAGAAGCGGATGCGGCGGAGGAAGCGCAGAATAAGACAGAACAGCTCGGAGAGGAAATGGATAAAACGAGCAAGAAATCAGAGGATTTCGGGGACAAGTCAAAAAATGCGGTGGTAGGACTGGATGATATTCTTGCTACAGTCGGAATTGTGGCGGTACTGAATAAAATAGCGGATGCATTTTCAGATGCCTCTGATAAAGCTACAGAGTTCGAGACGAATGTTGCCATGGTATCTACGGTAGCCGACACCACCGTGCTGTCCGCAGATCAACTTTCTACACAGATATCTGGATTATCAAAGGACACTGCAAAGAACGTAAATGAGCTTGCAGATGCCACTTACAATGCAATATCAGCCGGTGTCGCCACGGAGGGAGCGGTAGAAACTGTAGGAGAAGCGTCAAAGCTTGCCACAGCGGGCTTTACATCGTCTGCATCTGCCCTGTCTGTATTAACGACAGCCCTCAATGCGTATCAGCTGGAAGCTTCCGAGGTAACGAATATCTCGGATAGCTTGATTACATCCCAGAACTTGGGTGTTATGACAATCGACCAGTTGTCAAGCAGCATGGGTAAAGCTATCAGTACGGCATCCGCTTATTCGATTGATCTTTACAATCTGGAATCAGGATACATCAGTCTGACCAAGGCGGGTGTAAGCGTTGAAGAATCCACGACCTATATCTCCAGTATGTTCAATGAGCTGGGTGATTCCGGCTCGGAGGTTGCCGGAGTAATCATGGAGGAAACAGGACAGTCCTTCGGACAGTTGATGAAGTCAGGATATTCATTGGCAGACGTTCTGGAAATTCTCTATAACAGCGTGGATCAGGACAGTGAAGCATTGATGAACCTGTGGGGCAGTGCAGAAGCCGGAAAGGCTGCCAACGCTGTTATCAATCAGGGACTTGATACATTCAATAACAATCTGGATAAGCTGAGAAATTCAGCAGGAACAACGGAGAGAGCTTATTCTGCTATGACGAATACTACGCAGTATGCGACAGAACGTATGCAGAATAGCTTCAATAACCTCGCAATCGCCATTGGAGACGACATAAACCCTACGGTGGCACAGTTTAAGAATGGTATAGCAGATATTACAGATGGATTTACAGAACTTATCACGAAACATCCAGCAATTTCTGCACTGCTTACTGGTGCGGCTGTTGGGATTGGTGGTGTCACTCTTGCACTTACTGCGTACACCGCTGTTACAAAGGTAGCGACTGTAGTTACAGCGGCAATGGGGACTACTATGTCGGTAGCCCTTGGACCGCTTGCGTTGGTTGCAACAGCAATCGGAGGAGTTACAGCGGCAGTTATTTATCTTAATAATACAGAAGATGAGATGGCAAAGGCGCAGGAGAATCTTACTCTATCGTCAAAGGAGACACAAAAGGAACTCGATAAATTACAAGATCAATATGCAGAACTTGAAGAAGCTGGACAGGCAGATACAGTTGCGGCATACGAATTAAAAAACCAAATCGACGAGTTGAGTGCTTCGTTTGAGGAAAATAAAGAGACTATAGCAGATCTTGTTGCACAGACCGAGGAATTACGAACGGCATTGGATGAAATTGATAGCAAATACGAAGAAACAATGAGTGGAATTGATGATAGCGAATCTTCTTCAAAATCATTAATCGCTCAACTTGTAGCTATGCAGGAAAATACAAATCTATCTGGTGGGCAGTTGGAAATTATGCAAGGCATAGTCGATAGACTGAACAATTCCTATGAGGGATTAAACCTCACGCTTGACTCTACAAACGGAAAACTGAACATGTCGGTGGAAGATTTATGGCAGGCGGTTACAGATTCCGCAAATCAGGAGAAAGCACAGGCAAACATGGATAAGCTTATGGATTATATAGGACAGTACCAAAATGCACAGTCCACATTTGATGAAGCTAATAAGTCCATGAATGCAGCATATGAAGAATATCAGAAAGCTCTTGATGAAGATTGGTCGGAAGAACATCCATTCTTAGCATGGTCTGGTTTAGCTGATGGAGCTGAAATGAACTGGTCAGGATCGGTAAAAGATGCCTATAACGAGTATAGTGTGCTTAAAGATGCGACTGCAGATGCAGAAGAGGAATTTAATCGTGTCACAGATGCCATTCGTGAATGCTATGAAGAAATGGGGTACTCTGAGGAAGAAATCGACAGCATGATGTCAGAATTTGCTCTTGCGTCTGCATCAGCAACAGAGGCTTCCGAGATATATGAGCAGCAGAGAGAGGTACTGGAGAGTACATCTGACGGATACAACGAGGCAAGCAGTGTCATTCAAGGCTATTCGGCACAGCTTGAAGAATTGTGCACAGCCTATGATGATGCTTACGATTCAGCTCTGCAGAGTGTTCAAGGTCAGTATGATTTATGGACAGAGGTTGAGGACGTAACAGCAATGACATCCCAGAGCATCAAGGATGCGTTGCAGTCACAGATAGATTACTGGAACTCATACAACGAGAACATGAATTCTCTTACAGCCAGAGCAGACGAAATCGAAGGATTGTCTGATATGCTGAAAGATTTGTCAGATGGCAGTGAGGAGTCAGCTGCAATGCTGGCCGGCATGGAAAGCATGAATGATGCAGATCTGTCAGCAGTAGTGAAGCAATACAATGACCTGCAGACAGCTCAAGGCGATACAGCAACCAGTGTGGCAGAGTTGGAGACGGATTTTTCTAATTCCCTTACCAAGATACAGACGGATATGGAAACAGCTGTTGATAATCTAAACCTGAGTGATGAAGCGAAGGCAAATGCGAAATCCACTATGGATGCCTATGTGAAGGAAATTCAAGACGGAGTATCGAAAGCCCAGAGTGCAATCAATTCCCTAAGCTTTGCAAACACCACTCTAAAGGGCGGTGGATATCATGCATACGCAGAAGGTACCGTAGATGCGGAACCGGGACTTGCACTGGTCGGCGAGGAAGGTCCGGAGCTTGTCAATTTTGGTGAAGAACACCAAGAAGCCGGTGCGGCTTACTCTTACCGGAGGCATGGGAATATCCATGTATGCCACCATTGAGAAAT